GAGCCGGTCTGATGTGGTTATACTGCCAAAGTCGTGGTTTCTGGTGCCTATGCAATTTATCCCGGATACTTATGATAGGACGAACCTGGAGTTTGAGGTTCTTGGAGCTCTTATTCCTTCTAAGCATGATGCTGTGGTCAAGCAGGTCTATGAGATTGCTCCTAGAAGGTACAAGAGGTAGCATTTAGGCTCTGTGTTGATGTTTATTTATGGAGGCGCGAGATGAAGAATGATCTGTCTGAAGTGATGCCAGCGAAGACCAAGACGGTTCCTGTCAAGGAAGTTAATGGTGGGATTAAGAACCTGTCTGAAGTATGTCCCACTGGCCCTCAGTTTAAAAATGAAAGTGGAAAACGCGACTCTAAAAAAGTTGCTTTGAGGGATTAGGAATGGCAATTTCCTCTTTCATAAAGCCTGTAGATAGGGCGCTGAGGGCTCGGGTCTATGAGAAGTTTAAAGACCTGATTGGGTCTTCTAGCATGACAGAGGATTCAGTTGAGCAGCCCAAGGAAGTAGCATTGAGGAAGCTTGCTGAGAGGCGCAGTAAGGATGTGCTTGAGTCCATGAGCATCTGGCGGATTGATTCCGATCCAGATTTGAAGCGTGAGAAGAGGCCGTTGGCAGTAACTGGAATGGATGTGTCATACACCTCGAATACGGGAGAGAGCAAGTACTTTAATATCAAGGCTCAGCCCATTAAGTTGTTCTACGAGGTGACTTTTTATAGCTTGCGACATGAGGTCATAAACCAGATTATCGAGCGGTATCTGTGGTGGAGGCAGGACGACCCAAACATGGATATGCTGCTTACCTTCACTGACGATCTTCCGGATCTAAGTGGAGTTCCACTGGAAATGGATTTGGAGTTTGGGAAGCCCCGGGATGAGTCTACAGTGACGGCGCAGTTCGAGCAGGGGCTTTATTTTGTGATTACCTTGCCGATAGCAGTGGAGTCTTGGGTATTTGCTCCGTCTTCACTGGTGGACATACGGAAGATCTTCCTGAGGACTTATGATGAAAGCTTGCCAGCAACGCCTATATTGCTGGATCTAACAACGATTGACTAGGAGTGAGTGAATGTTTGAAAGTCTGGTAGGGGCCTTGAAGAAGACATATGCTGGGGCTCTCCTGGTGGAGGCCCTCTCTCCTGCTGATGTGGAGAAGCTCCGGACTCAGATTGCTCACCCTGATGTAGGGCCCTGCGACTTTGATGTAACGTTTGATGGTTGGATAGCGAGAATCAGTCTCTGGGGGAAGGTAAAGTTTATGCATGACGACCCAGAGTTTAAGTCAAAGAAGGAGATCTCCAGGGACACCTTTCTCAAGAAGGTCTCTGATTCAAGCATGTACAAGACGATGGGTAAGTTTACCATCGATCGTTTGGATGTAAATAAGGTTGCGCTTTACCGGGACTACTTAGGCCTGGATGGTAAGAAGTACCGGGAGAGCTTTATGGTTACAGTTGATCTGAAACCAGAACTCAAAAAGGCTATCCGATAAGGAGGAAACTTTACATGTCAGTGTTTAACTCTCCAGGTCTCAAGGCGAATGAAGTTTCGTTGGACAATGTGGTGGGAAATGCAATTCCTATGGCGGCCGGCATTGTCGGACCATCGCCTAAGGGGAATGTCGATGATATCGTTCTGATTGGTGATAAGAACGCATTCATCAAAGAATTTGGGAGGCCCATACTGGGGAATTATTTCCACTACTCAGCCTTGGCCTACTTGGAGAATGGAAATCAGTTGTACTGCAAGCGCATCGCCAACGGAGCCTTGTATGGTGGATGTGCAATTGCTCAAGGTGGTGGAACCAACCTTTCTTTCCTGCATGGTGAGGCTTCTGCAGAATTCATTGCGGAGTCTATCTATCCGAACTCAGCGTTCTATGTCTTTGGGAAAGACCCCGGAGTCTGGAACAATGGCCTGTCCGTATCAATCGTTTCAAGTGACCCAACCAATTATGAGTTTGGTATCAGCGTGTACCAGCTCAATGATGCTGGCGTGCGGGTCTTGGTTGAGTCCTGGGTAGTGTCCCGCAAGGTGAAGAATGATGGCTACGGGAATCCGATGTTCCTGGAAACTGCCATTAATGGCTTCAGCAACTACATCAAGGTGTTTAACAACGCTGCCATTGCTGACACGGTTCTTCCTCAGTATGGAACCTATATTTCCCTTGCTCAGGGTAGCGATGGAAATGCGGTCACAACTGGGGATTACACCACTGGCTGGGATTTCTTTGCAAACAAGGATCGCATCAAAGTGGCCCTGTTGATCAACGCTGGAGCGACTGTTGTGACGGTTCAGCAGAAGATGCTGACCATTGCAGAGAGCAGGCAGGACTGCTTGGCCCTGCTTGACATCCCGTACTCTGCACTGACATCGTCATCCGACATGATTACCTGGAGACAGAGCACACAGAACTTCAATTCGAGCTACTGCGCTCTGTATGCTCCTTGGGTTAAGGTTAATGATCCGTTCAACAATCAGTTGGTCACTTTGCCACCGTCTGGCTATGTGGCCTCACGGTTTGCAGTGAATGATGACAAGGGTTACCGTTGGACCGCGGTTGCTGGAGAGATGGGAGCCCTGAATGTTCCGGCTCTGTCAAACATCTTCTCTCAGACGGACCGGGATGTGCTTTACCCCGTTCAGATCAACCCGATCCAGATGTTCCCAAATGAAGGGATCATGATCTATGGTCAGAAGACAGAGCAGGTAAAAGGCTCTGCAACTGATCGGATCAATGTCCGTATGTTGCTGAACTTGGTCAAGGAAAGTGCCGCAACATTCTTGCGGCCGTTCTTGTTCAAGCCAAACAATGAGACCATTCGGTTCCGGGTGACAGCTGCGTTGGATGAATATCTGACAACGCTGTCTGCTCAAGGGGCTTTCCAGACTGAAGCTGGAGACCGTGGGTTCCGGGTGGAGTGCTCTACAACAAACAACACCCCTGCAACTATTGCTGCTCACGAGCTTCATGTGGACATTTATGTGAAGCCGGTAAGTGTGATTGAGTACATCCAGCTGCAGGTGATTGTGACTCCGAACTCTGTAAACTTCGCAGAATTGATTGCGAAGGGGTTCGTTGCTTAAGTCTGGGAAAATACTCTTGGGAGGAGTAGAAAATGGCCTATACCGTTGATCAAGTCAAGAACAACCTGACAAATCCAGCCAGGTCATATACCTGGCAGGTAGTTATTCCGCGTCCGGTTGGTGGTGGTGTGATGGAAGATTTGCTTATGAGGTGTCAGTCCGCCCAGCTGCCTGGTCGCAGTGTGGGTTCGATTGATATTCCATGGCAACAATCTGGTGGGTTTCGGGTTCCTGGGAAACTGAAGTATTCCCACACCTGGAGGGTTAACTTCCTGGAGAATGAGGACAAGAAGACCCACTCAGCGCTTTATGCTTGGCAGCAGGCAATCGTCAATGACGTGACGAATGTTGGACTTGGTGATGGGCAGATCAAGACTGATGCCTATTTCATCCTGCAAAGCACAAAGGACAGAGAAGTTCTGCGCATTAAGCTTATTGGATGCTATGTGCAGGAGATTGGAGATGTTGATGTGAATCAGGGTGAAGAGACCCCGATCACATTCCCTGTGACCTTTGCCTATGATAGGTGGGAGGTAGTCCAGGGTTAAGGAGTAGGCAATGGCCATAGTTCCATTCCCAGGAGTAATAGATGTTCTCGCAAAAGCAGGGTGGCAGAGAGAATTCAATTTCGTGGTCAAGATGCCCGATATTGGCCCCTCTGCCACTAGCATTTCTGAGCAAAAAGTTCCGGCATCTCCGGGGCTTCTTGTTGGAGTGCATTGTCAAGCCTTCTCTTTCGGGAACTATAACGTTGGATCAATTAACAAGATCCGGTATGGAGCCTTCCGCAAAGGGTTCGTAGGAGCCCTTGATATCAAAGAAGCTTCTGCTGTATTCTTGCAGCCCTTTCCTGACATCATTTCTGATTATTTCTCCAAGTGGAAAGCTCTTATGGTTAATCATCGGGGGCTTTTCTATCCCAAGAATAACTACAAGAAGGACATTTATGTGATTGAGCTGGATAGGTCTTCTATCCCCGGGGCCATCTTTAAGTTGTCAGGGTGTTTCCCGTTGACGTTCCCAGATAGGAAGCTTGGACAAGAAGAGAGGGTTGCTCAGTTTGAAGTGACTTTTAACGTGGATTCTGTGGAGGATTTGGAAGAAGAGAAAATTAATTCAATTTTAGGAGGCTCTTAAGATGGAGATGGATGGAGGATATGTGCAGTTGAGGTTGCCGTCGAATGGCAAGGTGTATGATGTGTCCAAGGTGATGATTCGGGCGATGAAGTTCAAGGATGCAAAGCTGTTGGCTGAGATGAAAACAACCTCTTTGGAGAAGAAGTTCCTGGAGTTG